CCCCGAACTTCGGCGACATCGTGGTGCCGGCCACGCCGCCGAGCAAGGCCACCCATCCGTTCTGGACGATCATGTTGCAGTTCTCGTCCACCGTCACCGAGTAGGGCTCGACCCGGAAGTAGCGGAAGATCGTGGGCACCAGTTCGATGCCAGGGCGGAACCGGTGTGAGGCCCGGACCCGCCGGGCCACCCAGTCGGTCTGCTCGGCGTCCCACCGCTCCACCTTGAAGTCGGTGCGGACGCCGGCGAAGTCGCCGTGAGGAGCCGCCACCCCGACCGCGATGCGGTCAGCGGCACCTGCAATACGCTCGTCAGTCATGATCGTTTCCTTTCGTTTACAGGAGCGCTGCCTGCTGCTGGAACTGTGTGATGATCCACACCGAGGCGTGCTCGCCGAAGCTGAGCCGCCCGGTCTGGGTGCCATCGGTCTTGTTGGCGAACTGGAGGGTCTGGGTCGTGCCGCGGATCGAGGGCGGGATCGAGACCATCGCGCCGCCGCCGATCGTGTGCCGGTAGGGCCCGTCGGAGACCGGGATCGAGATGATCTGCTGCGGGGTGGTGACGGTCGGTGCGCTGACCGAGCTTCCGATCACCGGCCACAGGTAGCCGCGCACGAAACCGGACTGCCACAGCAGTTCGTTGGCTGACCAGGCGAACGTCGCAAGGGTGGCCCAGCTGGGTATCTGGATCTGCCAGGTCGCACCCGGTGGCCAGGCCACCACGGTGGCCGAGGACGCGGACAGGACCGGCGAGCCGGGCCCTTGCACCGCATTGACGATCTGCAACGTCTGCGGGACGGCGACCTGGCGCAGGTCGTGGATGTAGCTCTGCTGCACAACCGAGGTGGAGACGGGCATGTCAATCCTGGCGAGCGGTATGCAGGACTGACCCGCGGGAGGGAGCACCGAGCCCGCCGCCACCCCGGAGATCACGCGCGGGAACAGGATCTGCCCGCTAGCCGGGTTGCCCCACGGCGAGCCGGACCAGGTGGGATCTTCGGCCCGGACCACCACCATGTCGGACCGGATCGCGCCACCCGTGGCAGCGATCGACAGCGTGGTGTCGTTGCCGACGTTCCAGCCGTAGTAGGTGCCCTGGTAGGGCGACTCGGCCCCGGCGACCGTCACCGCGCCCGAGGTGATCACGATCCCCGCTGTGGGGCTCGGCGTAGTCGCGTTCACCTGGCAGTCGAGGTGGCCGACCACGCCCTGGCTGCCGAGGATCGAGGCCTGGAGCATGAGCCGCGCGTAGGCCGCGTCCACCGTGTTGCCGTTCACCGCCCAGACGGCGGTCTGGAAGGTCATGACAGGCTCCCTCCGATTCCTGGGAAGGCCGAGCGCCACCTGATGACACAGGTGGCCTGGCCGGTGAGGTCGGTGCCGGTGAGCCGCAGCAGCGTGGACCCTGGCTGCATCTGGAGGCTGATCATCGGCTGGCCGGTCAGCAGCCCGGCCACGCTGCTGGTGCCGAGCTTCGCGGTGCGGGCCCACGGCCGGGTGTCGATCACCAGCGACTGCCCGGCGGTCAGCGTGCCCTGGTAGCCGATCGCCACCGGGGTGTTCACGTAGACCAGGCCGGGCGTGACGATCGGGCCCGTGAACGTGATCACCGGCCAGGTGGGCATCGAGCCCGAGTTGACAGCCAGGTTCTGCTGGTAGTTCAGCTGGCTAGCCCACGGGAACGGCGGGGTGAGCGGGAACGTCAACGTCCCGGCGTAGCTCGGCACGGTGGTGAGGGTCAGGACCGACTCGGTGTCTGAGTACCAGTTGCCGTCGGCCGCCTGGAACTGGGCGGTCCACGGGACCACTCCCTGGTTCGCCTGCCCGTAGACGGGGGCGATCTTGCGCCCGCGCCCGTAGCAGCGCCGGGTGACCGAGGACACCGGGTAGTGGGCCCGCAGGATCTGCATCGCGCCGGGCGACAGCCGGGCGGCCGGGTCGTTCCACTTGCCGGCCAGGGTGTTGAAGGCGTCCATCGCGCCGATGCCGTTGGCGTTGATGTAGGACAGCCCGGTCTGGGTGACGGTCATGCCGGGCATCGTGTCCACGCCGAACAGCTGGCCGTCGTGGCCGACCACGGCCTGATCCTGAGTTGCCATCGAGCCCGGATCGAGCGCGGTGTTCTGCACCAGGTTGGTGGTGCCGAAGCCGTAGACCACGGTCGCCGGGTCGCCACCGGTCATCTCGTTGCCGATCGAGTACTGGCCCGCGGCCAGGGTGGGCTCAGCCATCACCGCACCCCCGTGTAGCCCTGCTGGGCCTGCGTGCGCAGCAGCCAGGACACCTCGCGCAGGGCCTCGGCCACGGTCGAGCCCTCGGGCAGCGTCAGGTGGATGTCACGCATCAGGCCGGCCGGGCCGGCCGAGCCGCCGGAACGGGCGAACGCCTCGGCGGCCTCACCGAGCGCGATGAACGCCCGCGACTGGCCGGGGTTGAGCACGGCCTCGCCGCGGCGGGTGGCGTTCAGCACGAAGCTGCCACCCGGCGGCAGCCAGCCGCCGTTGTCCATGAACTGCCGGTAGGCCCCGTCCTCGTAGGTGACCCACGGGGAGAAGCCGCCCGCCTGGTAGTACTTGCGGACGGCGTTCCTGGCGTTGATGTACGGGTCGAAGATGTTGCCGGGGAACACCTGGCCGAGGATCTGCCACAGCCCGCTCGCGCCCGAGGGGTTGCGGGCCTGCGGGTTGCCGCTCGACTCGGCGAGCGCGATGGCCGCGGCGACGTGCGCCTGGCTGGCCGGGCCACCGGCCCGCTGCCACAGCCCTTCGAGGCTGCCCAGGTTCCAGCCGCCGCGGCCGGGGCTGCCTTTGCCACCCGGCGGGACGCCCGCGAACATGAACGGCATCGAGCGCAGCGGCTGGATCTGCGGGCCCATGCCGCCGCCCTGGCTGATCACGTTGCCGTTGAAGCCGACGATCGCCACGTGACCGGGCGGCGGCCCGCCAGCTGGCGAGTTGTAGAACGCCAGCCCGCCGATCTGCGGTGCACCGCGCGTCACCCACGCGCCCTGAGCTTCGGACGTCCGCGGGGCGAGAATGCCAAAGTGGCGGTAGACAGCACCTGTGAAGCCTGAGCAGTCGGCTCCTCCTGGGACTGCTGTGCCTCCCCAGACGTATGGGATTCGGCCGGCCCACGACATCGCCCACTTGGCGATCTCGGCACCCTTCCCGCCGAGGCCGCTGCCACCGAAGCTGAGCAGGGTCTTGATCGCCGCGGTCAGCAGCTGGGCGGGCATGGTGGCGAGCAGCGTGGCCAGGCTCGCGCCGGCCCCGCCGACCCCGTGCGGGAACAGGTCCATGAGCGCGTTGCGCAGCGCCGTCTGGTTACCGGTGGCAATTGCCAGCACGGCCTTGGCGATGTCGCCGCCCTTGTGCCAGATCGTCGAGAAGATGTTGTCCTGGCCCTGAGCCAGCTTCTGGCCCTGATGGATGGCCTGCTGGCCCCTGCCTCCCGTGCCAGGCTGGACCGCACCGCCGTGCTGGTAGCCCGGCACGCCGATGGCGTTGAAGACGTCGGCCAGCTGGGCGCTGTGCTCCTTGCTGACGACGGTCTCGCCGGGCTCCAGCAGCGCGGGCAGGATGTCGCCGCCGCCCCAGCCGGGCAGCCGCCCGCCCTTCTGGAGACCGAACGGGTGGACGGGCGACTTGATGTGGGGGCCGTGAACCCTGTCCGACACCCAGTTGAAGGCGTTGATCAGGCCGTTGACGACGTTATCGACCACCCAGGCGACCGGCTTGCGGACCGTTTCCTGGATCACCTTCCAGGCCTTGCCGACCGCGGATACGCAGGTGTCGAAGTAGCCAGGGATCTTCTTGGTGAAGAAGTCGGCTATGGGGCTGACGATGTTGTCGTGGATGAAGTGCCAGGCGGCCAGGCCGACGCCCTTGATCGTGTCCCAGGCCTGTTTCCAGTGGTCTCGGACGAACTCGACCACCTTGCGGATCAGGTACAGGCCGGGGATCAGCCACTGGCCCCAGCCGTGGGTCAGGAACTCCCAGGCGTCCTTCGCCCAGGCCACCACGTCGTGCCACACCCGCTTCCAGTGGGTGGCCAGGAAGATGATCGCGCCGATCAGCAGGGCGATCCCGGCGATGATCCCGAGGGTGGCCGCGTTCTCGGCGATGAACGCCGCCGTGGCGGCAGCAGCCTGGATGGCGTACTGAACCACCATCACGGCGGTGGACCAGATCACCTTGGCCACCTTGACGGCGATGTCGGCGACCGACTTGACCTTGTTGATCGTCTCCTCGGCGGTCAGCAGCGCGATGGCCTTCTTCACCCCATTGATCCACCCGGTGACCAGCTGGTAGCCCTTCCAGGCACCGATGGTGAGCAGGATGATCGGGATCAGGCCGGGGATGTTGCGGACCATCCAGTCGAGGGCGCTGATCACCCCGGTGAGCCCGGCCGCGGTCAGCTGGACCATGATCGACAGCCAGTCGGCGAACGCCTGGATCAAGACCGGCAGGTAGGGTGCGAGCCTCCGCACAAGATCGTTAATGAACTTGGCGAGGACAGGGACGATCCGCTCCAGCGCCGACGCGAGCACGCCGAAGACGCCGCTGTTCTCCAGGATCGTGAAGGTCTGCCCGAGGGCCTTGGCCAGGATGTCGAAGCTCGGGGCGATCTTGACCAGCAGGGTGGCCAGGGCACCCAGCAGCGACACAAGATCCTTTAGGACGGCCCCCGCGAGCTTGGCGAGGATGTCACCGATCGGCCGCAGGAACGGGATCAGTTTTTCGATCACCTGTGCGAACTGGACGAACACGGGTGCCAGGGACCGGGCGAACGCGCCCGCCAGCTTGCCGACCACCGGGAAGATGGCCCCCAGGACGTCGCCGAGGGCCTTCAAGATCACGCTGCTGGCCTTGATCGCGGGGGCGAACTCCTTGAGCATCCCGCCTAGCCCGGAGCCGAGGACGCGCAGCACCCGGCCGAAGGCAGCGATGGCCGGCTGGGCAGCCCGCAGCAGCGGGATCACCCCGCGCAGCACCCCGGACAGCAGCTGGCCCACCCCGTCGATCAGTGGCCGCATCAGCGGGGCAGCAGCGCGGAAGGCCTGGCCGAGCAGCGGCAGCACGTTATGAGCAAGATCAAATAGCCCATGCAGGACGGGCTCGATCAGGGTGGCGGCCCCGGCGAACATGGCCCGGAGATCGGGACCCAGCGAGCGGAGCATCCGCGGGATCTCGCCGAACGCCTTGCGCAGCGGCTCGACCAGCGGCCCGGCGTCCTTGGTGATCTGATCTTTCAGGTTCTTCATCAGATCCTGGGCCGGCTGGTACAGCTGGCCTGGCTGCTGCTTGCTGCCGATCAGCATCCGGGCCCCGAGCGCGGCCACGCCGGCCCCAGCCACGCCGATCCCGCCGCCGAGCAGCGGGGCGGCCAGCGCCGGGAGCGCGCCGAGGCCGACCGCGCCGCCCGCCGTGTAGAGCGCTGTCCGGGTGGTGACCAGCCGTGACAGCAGCCCCGTGTTCAGGCCCGGCCCGGCCGCGCCAGCGATCCCGCCGAACAGCCCGCCGAACACGCCACGCCGCCGCCGGGCATCGTTGGTGACGGTGCGGTCCATCCGCTCGAAGCTGCGGCGGACCTCCTGCTCGGACTGCGGGTCAACCTTGGGCTTGAACTTGATCTCGTGCTCGCCGCGCTCGAACTCCTCGATCTTGCGGACGTCCTCGCGGAGCTTGCGGTCGAAGTCTTTGTCGTCCAGGTCGAGGTAAGCGATGATCGTGCCGGCGTCGAAAGCCATCACTCACCTCCCCGTTTCGCCTCTAGCTCGGCCCGCATGCTGGTCAGGTCGATGACCTTGGTGCCGGGGTCGGCGGTGCGCTGCTGCGGCCCGCCCTCGGCAGCTGAGGGAAGCTCGCCCGCGCCCTTGCCGAAGCTGACGACCTCCTCGCCCTCCAGGCCGTCCAGGTAGGCCCGCCTGATGTGCCATGGCAGTGCCCACCACTCCTCCGGTGCCAGCTGGAAGTACCGGCGGGCGAGGTAGATCTCTATCCGGCTCGACCGGTGGGCAGCGACCTCACCACTGCTGTCCCACCGCCGGTCCCGGCTTCCGGGTTGATCACCTCGCTCTGGACCCAGCCGTAGAAGGCCACGCGCACCCGCAGCGGCAGCTTGAGCAGCGTGTCCTTGTCCGGGCTGTTGCCGCACAGGTCGCCGAACAGGCCAGCGACGTCGGCCATGAACTTGACGAAGGCATCGCCGGTCAGCTGGTTGAGCGCGTCCATCATCTGGTCGGGGGTCGCGTTCTCGGGGAGGTCCGCGGTGAGGGTCTTCTGGGCCTCCTCGTAGAGCCGCTTGAGCCCGTCCAGGAACCGGCCGATCGCGGCATCTGTCGGCTCGGGCACCACGCCCTTCGAGCCCGGTCCCTTGAGCCCCGCCTTGGTGAAGTCGTAGTCGAGGGCCTCGACAACGGCACCGGCATCGAATGAAGGCATAGGCGGGCTCCTAGCTCGTGGCGACCGCGGTCAGGTCGGTCCAGCTGATCTGCGAGAACGGGCAAGTGGCGTTGAGGGTGAGCGGGTACAGCCGCTGCTGGGCGGCGCGGCGGTAGGCGGTCTGCACCTGGCCGGCCGACATCACGGTGGGGATCGAGAGCACCCGCGCGTAGCCGGACTGGTTCTTGCCGATGACCGCCGCGGCCATCGAGGCGAAGTTGGTGCTCAGAGTCAGCACCGACTTGCCCGGCTGGCCGGCACCGGCCGGCGTGACAGCGATCGAGCCCCCGTTGCCCCAGGCCATGTTGACGTTGGTCAGGGTCTCCTCGGACAGCGAGCAGGTGATCTGGAGCGTGGCCGTGCTGACGATCACCGCCACCGGGGTCGGCTGCTCCTCGATCGTGATGTCTTGCGTCGAGGGGTTGAAGGTGACCGTGACGCCGGCCTCGGTCGCGCCGATGTAGGCCCAGCCAAGCGACGTCCAGGCAGACGCCACCCCCAGGTTCTGGTCGCTGGGCACCGCGGTCCCTGGTACTGCTGTGAAAAGAATGCCCACGCCGTACAGGACGTTCTGCGTGGTGTAGTTGGGAGGCGTGTAAACAAGCGGTGGCCCGGCCATGTCAGGTCTCCTGGGTGATCGTCACGCCAGCGTCCGCAGCGGCCTCCAGCAAGGGGGCCACCAGCGCAGCTGGCACGGTGGTGAACTCGGTGCCGACGGTCACACCGCCGTAGCTGAGCGATTCGTGATCGCCCTCGACCTTCATCTGGACCGCGCCAGCGCCAGCTGCCGCAGCAGCCTGACGGGCCAGCAGCTTGCCGAGGTAGGCCTGCTCCTGCGCGTTCAGCGGCTGGTCGGGAGCGGGGGCGGCCTGCTGCTTGGCTGGCTGCTCGGTCATGGCAGGCTCCTCACGGCGTGATCGGGTTGAGCGAGTAGGCGCGGACGGCCAGCGTCGTCGTGGTGGTGAAGTCGATCACCACGCAGCCCTGAGCCGGCGCGGTCAGCGCTTGGGTGTTGATCGCCCCGGCGTAGGTCACATTGGTCGGGGCCTGCTGGTTCCAGGTGGCTGGCGACCACGGGCCCAGCCAGCCGACCGAGTTGGCCGCGATCGTGTACTGCTGCTGGGTGGCAGGCAGCACGGCACCGGTCGCGCCGACCACATCGCCGACCAGCACCTGGGTGACGCCAGCTGGCGTGGCCCCGCAGGCGAAGCCGAGGATGACGTTGCCCGCCGGGTTGGGGATCATCACGCCGAGCGCGGTGGACCAGGCGGTGATCGCCGACGGCGAGCCGAGGTCGTATCCGGGCGTGGTGGCGACCACCCACAGCGCGCCAGCTGCGCCCAGGTTGAGGGGGATCGGCTGGAGGGTTACCCGCGGTCCGACTGCCATCTCAGACTCCCGTCACGATCACGTAGTTGGAGGTGAACTCGCCGCGCTGGTCGGACGGGTCATAGGGCAGCGGGGTGGGGCCCGAGCCGAGCCGGGTGCAGCTGACGATCCAGGTCCCGTCCACCTGCACCGGGAAGCTCGCGCGCAGCACCAGCAGGTCGAGCAGCTGGGCGGCCTCCTCGGTGCCCACCCAGTCCTCGGCCGCGCCGCGGATGCGGGCCTGGAAGTTGCTCGCGTCGGTGGCCGGCTCCTCGGTCGTGTAGCCGGGCCCGCTTCCGCCAGTGATCACGACCAGCCGATCCGGGGAGGGCGGGACATACGGGCCCGGCACGAGCGGGTAGCCAAGCTCCTGCCGGTCATCCCAGCCGAGCCCGGCGATCCAGTCGCAGATCACCTGCGTCTGCGCGGTCATCCGATCCCCCTCGCACGCCGGGCGATCAGGCCTTTGACACCACCGGGCAGGCTGGCCCAGCGCATGCGGGTCTTCGCGCGAAGCTCGGCCGCGGTGAGCCGGTGCCGCTTCGGCGGCCGGTCATAGGTGACCCGCTCGCCACGCCGGACCTCGGGGTGACCGGAGTGCATCAGGTCGCCGAACTCCCACGGGCTGGCAAGCTCGGCGGCATCGCTCAGGTCTTCCATCGCGCGGGCCATCGAGCGCCGCGCGCCGCCGCCCAGGTAGTCGTGGGCGATCATCTCCAGGTACCGGGGGTAGCGCTCCATCAGCGGGCGTTCCAGGAACTTGGGCCCGCCGCCCCGCGGGTGCCGCAGGTCGAGCCGCTCGTGCTGGTAGTGGGCGTAGATCTGGTCCACCTCGACCGAGCCCCGCAGCAGCCCGTCCCCGCTGCCGTTGCGGTGCAGCAGGTCGGTCAGCCTGGCCGCGGCGGTCCCGGTCATCCCTGCCACTCCAGCCAGATGGTGCCGAGCATGCGGCGGTTCATCATGTCCGAGGGGGTGCTGGCGTAGATCGTGTCGGTGGCCGGGTCCACGTCGGTGTTGCTGTCCTCGCCCGTGAAGATGTTGGGGATGCGGTTGATGATCCGGGCGGTCGTGGCCGCTTCCACGGCGACGTCGAGGGCGAGCAGGCCCTGGCGGACCTGGGTGAGCACCTTCATCGCCTCGGCGTAGCGCAGCTGAACCGGATTCTGCGGGTCCATGTTGCGCTGCTTGAGGTAGTAGGTCGTGGCCCACCAGACCGCCAGGTCGAGGGTCAGGTCATGGACGATGCCGGGCACCGGGTCGGTGTACTCGGTGCCGGCGAACAGGGACACCCGGTCGCTCGCGGCCATGAGGGCGAGGGTCAGCTGCTCGTCGCTCAGCTGGGCAGCCGTGCCCACCCCGGCGTCGGTGCTGTCCAGCACCAGGCGCAGGTCCGCGATGCTCGCATAGAGCGTGACCGTCGGTGTCGTCACCCGCTGCCCCCATCAGCGACCACGGTGATCGCGCCCGCGCCGATGCTGGTCTCGTCCTGGCTGTTCAGATCCACCAGGTTGTCCACCCCGTAGGCGGCCTCCATCGGCGAGCCGGGCGGGCAGTCGATGATCGTGCCACGCAGCACGTGGGTGATGCCGCCGTCGTAGGCGACGTCGATGTCTGTTGCGACCATCCGCGGGTTGAGCGCCACCTGGGCCTCCTCAGTTGCTCAGGCAGGCGTGGCCCACCGTGTCCTGTCCATCGACGAAGGCACGCAGGTTGCCCGCCCCGATCGCCGTGTAGAGCGAGCCAGCCGGGTCGAGCATGATCACCTGGCCCTTGATCAGGGTGGTTGGCCAGATCGGCCCGCCGGTCGTGCTCGTGTTGCCGAAGCCGGCCGCTCCCCCGGTGGCAGGCTCGCCCGCCACTACCGTGGATGTGGTGCCAGCGGCGATTGTCACCTGGGCGGTGAGCACGTACCGGTTGATGGCCACGGTCAGAACCCCCAGCCCGGATTGGGGATGACTGCACCCTGGTCGCCGATGCCCGTGTAGCTCAGCCCGATCAGCAGCTGGCCGAACGTGACCGCCGAGTTATGCGCGCGGATCGCGGGCGTGACCGGGATGTTGGTGGCTGTCGCCGCCCCGTTGACCGTCAGCACCTCGGACGCCGTGCCGGTGTCGTACAGCAGCTGCATCCCGTTGGTGAAGCTCGCACCGCCGGATGCCACCGTGATAGCCGTGCCGCCCGCGGCCAGGGTCGCGCTCGCGGTGCCGGTAGGTGCCTGCGTGGCCAGCGTCCACGACCACTCGCACCCGGCGCAGCGGTACAGCACCCCGCCGTCGATCGAGGGGAAGTTGCGCAGCGCCCGGCACCGCGGGCAGGTGAGCCGGACGACCTGGGGGACGGCGACAGCCACGGGTCACCCCGCCTTCGGTGCGCGGCGCGAGCGCGGCGGGATGTCCTCAGCCTCCCCGAGCGGGCCCCGCTCACTGTCGGGCTGCGGCTCGTTGGCCTCGGGGACAAGTACCTGGACCGAGGAGGACCCTGCCGGATCGGGGCGCGCATCCGCCGGCGGCCCAGGTACGCCAATGTGCTTGCCGGTCCGGTGGTTGATCGCCACGCCAGACAGCTGCCGGGGCAGCAGCCGGGGCAGCACCTCGCCAGACGCCTTGGCCGGGCGGATCACCTCGGGGTCGCGCTTCGGCCGCAGGAACAGCGCCGCTACGTCGTCGTCAAGCTCGATCGTCTCCCCGGCGAAGACCAGATCGGTCTCCTTGCCGGGGTCGCCCTTGCGCGGCACCGACAGGTTGGTGATCGCCTGGTAGAGGCTCATCACACCCCCGACAGCAGGCAGATGCTCAGGGGCTGGTCGAGCCCGAGCGCGGATGCCCGCTGGGTGTCGGAGCGCCAGGTCTTCCGCGGCTCGTCCCTGTAGAGCGGTCCTGCCACAAAAGGCAACTCATCTGCATAGAAGCCACAGCGCTGCCTCTGCATCACAATGGCGTTGCCCGCCGGGACCTGCCGGGAGACCATGACGTCGAGGTTCATGATCTTCTGCGGCAGCACGCCCGTGTAGAGCAGGTTCTCGCTGGCAATGTCGCCGACATATGGCGCAGCGAAAGTGTTGCTCTGCAAAAGCGTATTCTTTGTCCCGTGGTTGATGATCAAGGTATCGGCCTCAAAGCCGAGCCATTGTGTCACGCCACTCGGGGAGACAATGTTGGCGTTTTCGACCAGGTAGGAGGCCTGCGCGAGGTCTGCGCGAATGGTCGCACCTGCACTGGCCCACGTGTTTGCGACGGCCAATGTCTGAATGGACGCATTCGCCACGACCGCTGCGTAGAACGCCGTGTTCCAGGAGTACACCATCGTGTTTTTCACTTGGAGTAGCTGCCTGGTCACAGGATCGGTGGACTGGCGGCGGCGCATCTCGTCCGAGACCATGATCGCCATGGCGCGCTCGTGCGAGAAGACCACCCGCGGGATGCCGAGGCTCGTGGGCACGATCGGCACCTCGCCGAACTCGGCCCTGATCTCGGGGTAGTCATCGGCATAGAGCGGCGTGCTCTCGGCGTACCGGACCGCGCCGCTCGGGGCAGCGCCGCCGTTGCGCAGCACCGAGTCAACGATGAACTCGTTGCGGGTCAGGTCGAGGATCAGCGCTGGGATCGTCAGCGGGTCCTTGAGTAGCTCATTGACAGTTACGCGCGGGCCATCGGAGTACCCGCGTGCGGAGACCGGCATTGCTCATCCCCTCTCAGACGATCCGGGCCCGGCCCAGGAAGAATGACGAAGCTCCCAGGCCGCCGACCTGCTGGGTGAGCATGCCGGCCGCCACGCCACCGGGGTGGGTGCAGATGCCCACCACCTGGTCGGCGGCCGGGCCTGCGCCCGCCGGGCCTACGCAGCCGTTGGCGGTGGCGAGCAGCTTGATGCCGGGGGTGCAGGCCGCCGAGTACCACACCCAGATGTCCACCCCGCCGTAGTAGACGCTGGTGAAGTCATCCAGGACGCTCAGGTCGATGCCGGTCGCGCCGTAGGTGTTGACCGTGCCTGTCTGGGCGGTGAGGACGTTGGCGTCCTTGCCCGCCACGCCGAGGCAGTGGACCGAGGCCGCCGTGCAGGGCTTGACGGTCAGGTCGGTCGTGCCTGCGGTCTGGGTCGTGTGCTCGACCAGCTGGCCCCCGAAGATCAGCGCGCTGACCTGGTAGTTCGCCGGTCCCTGCTTGAAGTGCGGGAGAACCGCGGTCATCTAGCTGACCTCCTAGTTGCTGTTGGACACGCCGGTACCAAGACCGGTCTGGTCCCTGTAGGTGGTGGCCCGGAAGGTTCCGCCGGCCCCGGTGATGGCGGCCTGCTCGGCGGCCGAAAGCTCCACAATGTCGCCGACCTTG